GTTGATTCATCGTGCGGAGTAAGGATTTTTGAAAAAAATAGAACCGTTGACAAGATAATTCAAAAAAATTATGCAAAAAATATGGATAGGATTGGTGCATGTGATGAACTGAATAGTAGTTATCCTACACACCTATTTAAATTTACAAATAATACTATTGAGTTTCCACGGATTTTACGACGAAATAATATAAATAAGATGAATATCTCAGTCACGAAAAACAAAATAAATCCTGCGTTAACGACAATTAATGCAGATCTTAATTTTACCGATGGAAAAACATGTTTGTATAATGTAAAAGAATCTGATATAAATAGTGCTGATCCATTATTATATACTTGTACATGTACTTGAATATATTATAGTTTATAAATGAACCCAAAAATTGAATAAAAATAAAAAATTTACTGACTAAACGAGTTAGGGACACTTTTTATTTTCATAAAAAACTGATTTTCAAATGTTTTTTCCAGATTGACCAATCATGAAATATATTGAATTACTTTTCCACAAAATCGGGATCCGACTTCACAAAGGATCTATAGGAAATTATTATCCTGGTTCATGCGATCAATGTGATATGTTGGAAGGCGGTACGAAAACAATAATTTATGGGCTGACACCCAATATTATTCTGTTTATTTGTGACAAATGTTACAATAAAAAAGAAAAAGATATTAAAAAAATAATCCAACATCTTCAGGAAAAAACTAATTTTCATAAATTCGATAAAGATATAAAATATACTATTGTGTCAACGGACGGACATATTGAAAGTAATTGGTATATTGATCCATTATATCTTTTTTTTGAATTTTTAAATAATTCTGTATATGTACCCTTATTACAAAAATCAGAAAATAGTGATATCCCCGAAACTCGTATCCTTGTGCATCAAAGACATTTGATGATTATGAATGATTTAGTTTTAGTATCCTGATTTCTGCTTCATGGGCAATCTCATGAATCAATGGATCATTTTTATAATCATCGTAATAGATTATAGTTTTTATTCCACTGGCGGCGATTGATCGAAAACAATTGATGCAAGGATAATGAGTAATGTATATTTTTGCATTATTTATGGATACTCCTCTTTTGGCACAATCCGCGATTGCATTAATTTCACTATGAACAATCGATTGTTCATGACCGTCCCTCACCCTGCTTGTATGTGGTGATCCCGATAAAAATCCATTATAGCCCATGGATATAATACGATTTTCTCTCACTATAACGCTCCCAACCTGTAATCGTTCGCAATTACTTCGTAAACTCGCTAAAAAAGCAATGGACATAAAATACTCATCCCATGGTAGCCTTTTTGAAGTTTGTGATATTTTTTTAATCTCGTCTATCATTTACTCTTGATAATTGATATTTATTTAAATATCAATTTGTTGTTTTTGCAGGAAAATGGAAGAATGTCCAATCTGCCTTTCGTCCAGATCAAATATGATCCGTTTAACATGTCAGCACAAATTTTGTTTATCCTGCGGTCATAAATGGATTGCACAGCATTTTTCATGTCCCTTATGCAGAAGACAATCTCTTTATTTTTCTAAAAACACAAGGAGTTTGACAGTCGCACAAGATCTTGCGTTTGTGGTCAGAGTGATATTAGATGTTTTTGATTATAAATTGAGTAACGGAGATTATATAAATATGCTGGATCTAGTAGTATTAGATGATAAATATAAACATATCTGGTACCGTCCCGATATGAAACCCATTTTATCTATCCTCGTTCAACCTCTAAATGAATTAGAAAACAATCATTTATCGAAAACCCAACAAAAAATTATCAAACGTCTCGTAAACATGGTTGATAAGGTATGATCAATTTTTTTTCAATTGTTCTTGTATCATTTTTTGATACAATTCAAGTCTTTTTTGTGGAGACAACTGATGAAATTGATGCAATATTTCATAGGATACATTTCCTTTTGATTGAGGATAATATTTTGACACAAAATATTGAAAGATTTCAGGTTCTAGATTTCTTGTGGAATGAAATTGTTGTAAAACCTTATTATATTTTTTTTTATTTTGTTGTTTCTGCGCTTCTTGTAACTGTCTAATTTTTGATATATCATCACAAATACAAAAAAACGGTTCTCCATAATATTTAAATCCCCATATTCCCCCACCACAATGTCGACATACAATATGGGGATCCGGTTTTAAGAATGCAAGATCGCTATCGACCACCTGATTATATTCTTTTTTATCCTGAGCATATTCTGGATATCTGGATTTAAATACTTTATCCCAATCTCTTATAACACTCAAAGGTTTATCTTCCAGTTTATAATCCGCACCATAACTCCTTAATTTATTAATTAGTTTTTGTTTTAATGGAGACCAATATTTTTTAGGTACTGCTTGATATGGATCATATCTTTGCATTGTATTTTCATCGTACATTTTTTTAATAAATAAATAATAATTTTTTTTTCCGGATTTTACACCACCGTTTTCAAAAAATCATATATAAAAAAAGTGATACCTTGTCCTGGTATTATACGAATCAATCGAGGAATAATTCCTTTAAAATATCCACGAATCCCATTTTTTTGATAGATATCTCGGATAATAAGAGGAATGGATGGTTTTTGGGGATGGATCTGGAGTCTGGTTTTGATTACATCGATCGGATTATTTAAAATGGGGCCTATTGATCCACTAATACATCCGGCACCAAAAGATCCTAAATCGTCCTTGAGTTTAAAATAAACATAAAAATTAGATGCTTGATTCATGCTCTGACGCATGATTGTCATGGACAATCCGTTATAAAAACTTTTTATTCCTTCTATTTTCATCATGCGTTTTGCCATCTGAAATAATGATAATTTGGGATCGTTTTGAGGCGTAAGAAAGGAATGATATTGACTCTGAACACGAATTTTACAAGTTTCTAATGGATTCACAACGAGTATTGCTTCACATATTCCTGCCCCAAATCCACTCATTACCGGATTCTGGAGTCGTTGATTTAAAAAATCAAATGTTGAAAATCGAATGGCATTTTTAGGTATAACACCTAAATAAACGGCTGATAATCCTCTATAAAATCCGTATATACCATCTTTTTTATAGATTTTCATAATTTCGTTGCTGATAGAAATATTTGTTTGATTGTGACTCTGAAAACGTGTTTTCAGGACATCCAATGGCTGACAACATGAGGATTCAATAAATCCTGCAATTCCTCCAATTAAAAAAGATTTCATTTTATTATTCGTGGATTGGATTTAAATAATTTTATTCAATAAAAAATTAAATTATATTGAGTAAGTATTAGATGTGTGGAATTTTAGGTTTTATAAGTAAAAATAATGAAAACAATATGAATAATGAAAACATCGATGATAGTATCGATATTGTTACAAATTGCCTAAAAGGATTACAAAATAGAGGTTATGATTCAATAGGTATATCTACAATACAAAATTCAGCATTTGTGATTAAAAAAAAGATTGGATTTAATACACTAGATTCTGATTTTCTCGGTAAAAATCAATTTACAAATTGTATCGGACATACACGATGGGCTACTCATGGTGCAGTATGCGAAAAAAATGCGCATCCACATCTCGATTCAATTTGTAAACTATTTACTATAGTTCATAATGGAATCATTGAAAACTATCTTTATCTTAAATCAATCCTACAAATGAATAACGTAACTTTATATAGCGATACGGATACGGAAATATTATTAAATTATATCGTACTGAAATATATAAAAAATGAGCAAAATATAGACGATGAAACCAAAATCAAGGTTTCTATTTTGGAAGCCTTAAAAAACGTTGAAGGTACTTATGGAATCATAATTCAATCTTTACATCATCCTGACAAATTATTTTGTATCAGAAAAGGAAGTCCAATCCTGATTGGAGTAAATCAAAATCATACAAAATTAATCATATTAAGTGAAAAACAAGCATTTCCGGATTGTATTGATAAAATTATAAGGATTCAATCGAATGAACTAATCGTATGTAAATTTAATAACGAAATTCTGATTAAAGAATTTGTGATGAGTGAACCGATTACCAAAATTGAGAATCAACAGGATAGTTTAGGAGATTATAAATTTTTCACAGAAAAAGAAATTTTTGATCAAATAAATCTCGTTAAAAATGTGACCAAAATGTATTCTAGGATCGTTCAAAATTATGGCGTAAAATTAGGAGGATTAGATACACTCCGAGATGAATTAAAAAAAGTAAAATATTTATTTCTATTCGGATGTGGTACGTCTTATCATGCATGTCTTATATTGCAATATCTATTTTTGAAATTTAGTGCATTCGAGCAAATTTTTGTATTTGATGCCTCTGATTTTGATACTATTTATTTACCCCCATATATCGATACAAATTCAATAACCGGTATATTCGTTTCACAAAGCGGTGAAACGATGGATCTTTTAATGTGTCATTCTCAGTTTATAAATTTTTATAAAGATGTCATTACATTAGGAATTACCAATGTGGTCGATTCTAATTTATCATCCATTACCAATGCTGGAATATATATAAACGCGGGAAGAGAAAAAGGTGTTGCTTCGACAAAATCATTTACGTCTCAGATTTTAGGAGGAGTCCTCATATTATTATGGTTTAATCAATTGCATAATTATGATATTGATCATAATAAATTTTTGATTCATGAATTAAAAAAATTTGATCATCAATTAGAATTTTTAATACAAAAAATTAATCTTGATGTACAATCTATTATTATACCTTTTATAAAACCTTATAAAAAAATGTTCATCATGGGAAGAAATATTGATTTTTTTGTGGCAAAAGAGGGTTCATTAAAATTAAAAGAAATTGCCTATATAAATATCGAAGCCTATACCAGTGGAGCTTTAAAACACGGACCGTTTGCACTTTTAGATTCAGAACATTTCGTTATTTTTATCATGACCAATCAATTTTATAAAAATAAAATAAAGAATAATATATTAGAAATCATCTCTCGTAAAACCCCCATATTATTGATTACCAATCATAACATTGAAATAAAATCCCCATTATTATTAGTGTATCATATTAATGACGGATTTTATAATTTTTTAGTGGCGAGTATAGTGTTACAATTAATTTCTTTACATTTATCTATAGAACATGGTATTAATCCTGATTTTCCAAGAAATCTCGCAAAAGTCGTTACGGTTGAATAATAATTTAAAATGATGATTTTTTATTAAAAAAAATCATGATTGATATATTAAATATTGATGAAACAAAACCATTTGCCACTAAAATATTAAATAAAGAATTAATTCGTACCGGAACCAATTCCTATGGATCTTGCTTTTTTTATTCGATATATATGCCATTTAAATATTTCAGGACTCTCTCGGAAGAACAAAAAAAAGATTTTATACTTAAAAAAAGACAAGAATTAGCCGATAGGATTGAAATGGAAGAATGGTTTTGTATACAAAGCGGTCATATGGCATTTTTACAAATTATTGAAAGCATGAGGAAAATAATTCATACCATTAAAGAAATTCTTTTAGAAGAAGATAATATTAAATATATCCAACAATATAATCTAAATTCGGATTGCATAAAAATATTATTTACACTCTTAAATACTGAAATTATTGAAAAAGATATATTACCTGAATGGGATATCGAATGTTCAAACACCAATAGCAGTGAATACCTCGAAAGCATAAAAAGCGCTTGGTTTGCAATTTATAAAAATCGAATTATGAAAGCGATTGATGAACTAGAAAATGAGTTAGATCCACAAACACCAAGAATGACATTGGATAAAAAACAAAAAGTCATTCAAAAATTATCATTGTTAAGTTATCCCATTTTTGATTTTATTGCTTCTAGGGCTTTGCATGATTTTAAAGAAGATATAAAGAATCCTCAAAAATGGTTAAATATTTTTATATTTGCAAGTGTTTTACAATATATGGACATAAATATCAATATACTCATTATAGATTATGAAACAGGCATGCCTTACGAAGGAATGAAACTAATCTATAAAAAAGAAAATTTTGAGAATGATCATCCGTTTGTGGTGATTTTATATTTTAAGGACATGCATTTTGAATCGCTGGGACAAAAAACGATTTTGAATAATAAGACCGTGATTAATCGATTGTTCAGAAAAGACGACCCTTTTATAATTACGTGTCTTAGTTATTTAGATAATGAATTATGAAAAAAGATTTGGAAAATATTCATAAAGATTTGCAACTCCTCCCACGCAACTATATTTTGGAGTTTCTTCTATGGGTTTGCATAATATATCTGCACCAGTCGCACCATCAAATTGTGGACGTGTTTTGAAATAAATTTCCCCATTTTGCGCGTTGTATCTAAATTTTTCGAAATTTTTTAAAAAATTTCGAACAAATACATATCCGGATTTGTCATTAAATTCATTAAATTCTCTTCCAGAAATTAAACCATTAAATACATATTTATTGATATTTAGATTATCTGGATTATTTATATTCTTCAAATAGTTTACTAAATCTTTAACTCTCTCAATATCTGAAATACTAAAAATATCTTTTTTTAGTATATTTCTATCTTGAAAATACAATTGTAAAAAAGCATCTTTAGAACAACCGGTCTGATCGATTGATCGTAAAATAGTATCTACTGGTCCACTATTATCGAGATCATTCACGATGTCTCGATAATAGGGAAATTTTTTAAATTCTTTTTTAAACGAAATTAAAAATTGTTGGATTTTTCTATTGACGTCCATTCTACTAATCATCAAGATAACAAAATTTTTTATGAAAATTAAAAAAAAAAATTGATAAATAATAGGTATGAGTCAAAGTACACAATGTAAAACTCTTGCAAGAAATATAACGAATAATATTTTAAAACCGTATTTTGAATCAAGAGACCCCCGCCAACAGATTAACTTTCCAATACAAATTTTATATGATGAAACAACAAATCCGGAAACACATGACGTAACTATCATAGATGATGGTTCCTTAAATATTACTCAAAATGTTCCAAAAAACGATGATACATATTTTCTTCAAAATATATATATTTTTAATGTTAATGATCAACTACAATTTTTAGCAAATTATGATCCAAGAAGTTCAATAACGGATCAAATAATAACGTATCAGGTTTTATGTCAAGCTACAAATGAAACATTTCCTTATGACACAAAATGTGGATGTTTATCCAACGAAGAAAATGCTTTCATCACGGTTTACCCAAATCTTGAAAATGATACCGCAGGAACCGTTGCCGAAATAAAGAGTCCAGGGAGTGATGCTTAATTATCAAAATATATTTTTACTTTTCGAGTACCATCTTCATATGGTTTAAGAGACACAAATCCTGTCTTTCCCAAAAATTTACCAGTTGTCGATATAATATTACTTTTAGCGGTCGTACCTAATGGATAATAATAAGACGATGTTGTATTCAAAAAACTATAATTCCAGCTTATAGTACCGCATCCCTCAATATAATAAGTATTTTGAATACGGATTAAATATTTATCTACACTGACTTGTTGTATATAATCATCAGACACTTTATACCCGATTTTTTTATTATATTTATCATAAATTGGTGTAGAAACAAAAGCGTGTTGTATTAAATTATTGGATACAGGATTTTCAACGTTGACAACAAAAGTTTTGAATTCCGGATCTTTGGTCGAAAATGTAAATTCTATTTTTTTATACATATTATATATAAAAAATTTAAAAATTTTTCATTAATTTTCTAAATTTAACGAAATGTATTTGACTCCTTCAAATATTCTTGATACAGTCGTGATTTCAATAAATAAAATAATTTTTTCTATTCTCGTTAAATAAAATGAATCCTATTCACATCCTTTATTGGTCTCAATTAAGTTTTGATAATATTCAATTTACACCTGTATTTTTCTTTCATCCCACTGTGGATATACTACCTTTTCTTGAAGAAAAAAATTATTTGAATATACCCATACTTGTTCAAAACACAAACGGTATTTATGACGGTTTTTACTTTGTTAATATCGATCGAGCCACAAATGTAAAAAATGTTCTTTCCGAATATGATACATCTTATCCTATTTATTCGGCAACCTTGAGTTGCCCTTTTACTATTTTTCCCTATGAACCTTTTATAGGTGAATTTTTGATAATCGATGATCAATTCCGATTTTCGCAAATAAGTCCTTCATTTATTTCAGACACGATCCAGATTGAAAAAAAAAAAGATGAAAATTTAAATTCATTGGTTAATAATTTTGATCCAGAATCTATAGACCCCGTATGTGAAAATGAAGATCAGATAGAAAATGAAATCGAAGGATTTCAGATTGAAACCACCCCGATTCCTGAAACTCCCCCTCCTAAAACATCATCCTCTAAATTTAATACTCAAGAAAATATTTATATCATAATCATTTGCACTTTTTTAGCAATGATTATCATCTTAATATTATGTTTTTATGGAGATTTACAAAAGGGTCGCTGAGGGAATTGAACCCTCGACCTCTCCGACCCAAACGGAGAATCATACCACTAGACCAAGCGACCATTCACAAATTAATTTGAAACCCCTTTTATTCTTTTATTTTTATTTCTTTAACTTGAAATTTTTTAAAAACTCAAACATAAAAAAGAAAATATTTTTATATAAATGACTACCTATGTAAATGATGAATGGCAGACTGTCATCTATAACAGAAAAAATAATAAAAAACCAAAATTGAGAAAGGATCTAATCTGTTGCAATAAATATGACCATAGTACAGATTGTAAACTTTGTCACAATCTTTATGATTGGGAACCAATTAATTGTAAGTATGGAGAAAAATGTTTAAGGATGAATAAATTATGTCCTTTTTTTCACAATGGGACAGAAACGAAACTAGATTTTTTAAAACGATGTACAACTTTTAAAGATTCATATTATGAAAAACACCAAAACGAATATAGTGAATTATTTTTTTAGATTTGATTTTTTTTGGGGTATATTTAAACATATACCGTATCCTTTTTTTAAACATTCATACAATGTTGCATAACGATCATAACCTAAGGGTAACAATAAATCATTACCACAATATGTTTTTTCTCTTTTTTTTTTGGGGGGTTCAGAATTTTTTTTTTTAGAATGTTGTTTTCCATTATATTTACAAATCCCATATCCCTTTTTCAAACATTCATAATGGGTTCCAAATCGATCATAACCTTCCGGTAAAATTTTTTGATTTCCACAATATGTTTTCATTGACTCTTTATAATAAAAAATACTTTTTTAAAAACAACATTTTTTTAATTTTTATTTAAAAAAAAAATAAATAGTAAAAAAATGTCAATGAAATCTAAAAATAATGAAAACATTTATGGATATACTGGAAAAAAAACACCCAATTTTAATTTTGTGTCCTTGTCCGCAAATAATCCAATCAAGAAACAGATTGATTTAAAACCAAAACCCGTAGTCATCAAGAATGATAAATCAGAATTATTTATTAAAACATTATTTTTGAAGACCACTATTGACGATCCCATCTCTTTTAATTTTAAAGGTGAGAATCTTGAATTCGATAAAGAAATTAAAAATATTTCCGATATAATATTACATGATATCAAGATTTTAATCAATGATGAGGTTTTTTATTTTCAATTATTACCGCATGAAAAAGGATTAAGCATAAAAATAAATACTTATAACTTGATTCCAATTATAAGTATTGATGGAGATAAAGAAACAATAACATTTTCACAAGAAAGAGAGGATCGTACACTAAAGGTTTACGAATCCAAAATTAATTTTGAGAGGACCGATTTTCCTTTTTATTATATTTATGAAGTCAATGATAAATATGATGGAATATTTCATGATTTTATACAATCCAATCTCCCTGAAATTCGTCCACCCACACAGTATACGGTACCCGCAAAACAAACCAATAATGAGATTTCTTATAGACAATATATAAGTTATATTAAAACAAATACCATTTTAAATTTTAAAGTGGATCAAACGGGGTGGTTCTTAGATTCATTCTCACAAACCGATGAAGATTTACCCAACGGAGTTGAAATAATGCCAAAATATTTTTGGATTTATCATCCACGATGCCAACGAATAGAACATCAGATCCGATTTTAATAATTCATATTGAAAGCCATATACTGAGGGTGTTTTCTTTTAATCTTTAAAGGAGGATGGAATCGTAATCCCTCTTTATTAAAATCACCTAATAAAGTAGTCCATACGGTTAATTTTTTATTATTTTGTTCCATTTCGGTTTGATCCTTAATATTGCTCACAATGATATTTATTGTTTGATTGATAATAGATCGCATATCGCAACGAGGTTCTTCTTGTGGGATAATAAATCTTGAATGTATATCACCTATATTTTGTCTTGTACCAAAACGATACACGTTGGATAACACGCTCGCAATATTTTCTTTACTGACCACAATCTTTTTATTCTCTGGATGTACTCCTTCAAGACTTCGAGTGATTGTATCGCTAATACTTTGCAATATAGGATCAGAATATAAACTTTCTAATTGGCAATTTCCTTCGGACGTTTGTTCCCACCCTACATTTGCCATAAAACTTCCATTGTAGCTTGTATTATTTAATGTTGTCCAATTGGGTAATGACATTTATTTTAAGAATAAATAATCTTCTTTTTTTTATTTTTTTCATCCTTTTATATGAAATGTTTTTATGAAGACTTATGAAGACAAGAGTCTTTTTATTTTTTGGGTTGACATGCCCTTTACGATAAATGGTTTTTCATTCCCCAAGTAACAATAGGCCACACTGAACAATTGTCTATCAAGATTCATAGGAACAAAGGTTTTTAAAAAAATTGCCTTTTCAAAAGCAATGCAAGTATGATTATCAAATTTAGAACTTATAACGTTCATTAATCGTTCCGCCTGATCTTTTTTTAGTTTCTTTTTCATATCGAGTTGTAAAACAAGATTGGCAGTCATAATATCATCACAATGAACATGAAACATTGGATGATGAGTGAACCAAAATATTTTTTCATTGATCATGTCATCATTGAAAAACAAATCTTGATTAAGGTGCAAAAGATTGATAATCTGATCCTCTGTCAAGATTTCATCATATTCTTTAGGGGTCATGGTGAATTCAATGATTTTTTTGATTACATCATTAGGAATCCTATTATATAGGACATAAGCGTTCAATCCATAATGGATGGAACAGGTTTGATGATCTTCTGGAGCAAAAAACGGGCAATCGGGGATCGCACATCGATCATAGGGGATTGGGATTTTTGCTGCCAACATTGTCTTTTTTCGTTGCCGAAAAAAATTATCTTCCATTTTATCCTGCATTTGACACAAAACCATTGCGTTATTCATATAATTTATGAAAATATATAATTTTTTTCATAATCATCCCTATTGTTAAATAAAAAAATTGGTAATATTCATTTTTTATTGCATTACTTAAAATGATTGAATTGATACGCTTCATTAAAGAACATCAATCTTTAAAAAAAAAAATAAAAAAACTTTTTAAACGAACAGAGAGTATAAAACCTACTGATATTATCGATCAGGCGATCTACGTAACATTTGAATACAAAAATAAAAAATCATTCCCGAAGATGCGTAATCGATTATCTATATTATTAAGAAATGAAGTATTACAAAATTATAAAAATATAACACCTATATTATTATTTTATGCCATCCAAGAAGATTTGCCATTATTCCATACTATATTGCTAGAATTATGCGAAAAAGGAACGACGAAAGATATACAAAATATAATCCTTCATGAATTCGATCAAGATATGATAATTTTTATCATCAAAGAAATGATTTATTTGTGCAAAATCAAAAAGAAAATAGTTAAATTGCTCAATATGCAAATCCTTGAGATACTATTTAAAGATTTATTCAAAAAATTAATAGGAATAGAACCTTTAAAAGAATGTTCTGTCGATCATTTAGATCAGAATTTATACATACTATATTCTGTATTACATCCAATGAGTAAAAAAAAAATAAATATCCCAACCGTACCGATCGAAAAATGGTACCAAAGAGTCATAAAAGATCCCAAAAAATTAAATCAATTTTATCTAAGCGCGTTTGAACAGAATTATCAAAAGCAGATTTATAGTATTAAAGATACCCACAAACGAATGAAATTAATAATGAAAATAAGGACACCTGAATTAGCCTTTGTGGCCAAAAAAAAATTATTCCTGGATAATATGATGAAAAATTCTTATTTTACTTAGTTATAAAAAATGCAAAATCAAACGATTCGCAATCAGATCCGAAATAAACAAACATTAACCGCATTGGCTCAAAAAAAATTAATCCAGATGGCTCAACAGGGTGAAACTATACCCCTTAACACAGCAAGTTATTATTATGGTTTATTGAGTCATCCAGCGTTAAAAGAATCAATGATGAAAAAATCATCCCAAACAAGTAAAAAATTCAATATCAATGAAATCAAAAAAAAAAAATTTATAACGTCCTGGAGTCAAAAAATTATTAGAGATGCCAATAAATATAAATACAAGAATTTTGGAGAAATATCCACTTCATTTTTTTTATCGTTTGGTAATGCCGGAATTCGTTCTACTTATCAATTTAATAATCTGTACAAAAAAACCATTTCATCATCGACAAGGATCCAATATTTAGGATATGTTTCAAGCGGTATAAAAAATAAAATTGGATTTTATCATATAAATTATATCTTTTTAGTGGGTATCTACGAATTTGGAAAACATGTGAAAAATGTGCTCTTGACATACCAAGACAGTTATGAATATAATATAAATGATGCGTCAGATCGTGATAAAATTTTAGATATAAATAATTGGTTTTACTTGCAAGAAGAATTATGCATGTGTTATGGTGGAGATTATGTGGGAAGAGAAACCTGTTTAGGAACATGTTCTTTATGTGGTCATTCTTTGCAAGATAAACCACATTATTTTACACAAACGGAAATTATTCAAACCATCAAGAGCCGATTTATTCTAAAATTTACATTAATACTCACTGTCGATGAATAATTAAGATTCTGTTTCACTCAAAAAAGTTTCAATAAACTTTTTAGTGCTAATCTTGGGATTCTGATAATATATATTTTCGCATACATTACATTTTTTCTTGTTGCTCATCGTAAAAGGTTTTATTTTTATGACCTGATTCCTTAAAAATTCTAAACGATCTGAAACACATTCTTGATTATAACGTGTGATGAACCATTTAGGTAAATCTTCATAAGAAACACCACCTGTTATTTTATTTAACGCATGGATATAAATACCGGCTAATGTAAAATGCCATCCGAATGATATCATTCCACTCCCCACGTAGGCTAGATTGTGTAACAATATATAATAATTATATTGTTTTGGGAGATTATTGCAATAGAATACTTTATTTTTAGCAACCTGATTCGGATTTATAATAAAAAATCCAATATCTAAATAATCTCTCAACATATTTATATCAAATTCACCCGCATAAGTCCCAAGATCTAATTTCTTTTTCCTAGCAAGTTTAAGGGCTTTTTGTTTATCTTCAAAACTCGCTATCTGCGCGGCGATTTCCTGATCAAACCCACATCCTTGCCATAAAAATACATTCTGATGATCCTCATAGCCCAATTCTTTAATATGTTCATCCAACCATTCTTCAGTCAACATTCTCGCCACTATTTTTCTTAAATATCCTTTATTACCGAGTAATTTTTCATAGAGTGTTTGATATTTTTGACAATGTTCATTTATTTGATAATTCTGAACGAGTTCACAAAATCCACCGGCGATTGAATAATATAAACAACTGCCTCCTCCTCCTAAATCTACATTATAAATTTTCTTGGTATTGACTATTTTGTTCTGAGATTGGATTAGTTGCCATTGTTCTTCGGCATCATCCAAGATATTAAAAAAATATAATGAATCTTTCATTTCCACCTTTGATTTGCTCGTTTTTCTACAATATTCTTTCTTATTTCCCGGTTTAACCCAAATACAATTATTTTTTTTCTGACAAATCTTTTCTTGTTTAATGTTTTTACAATTTATGTTACTCATTAATTCTAATGTTTCTTCCGGGATTAATTTTTTATTATTTCTCGAACGACAATAAGGATTTTTATCAGAAGGAACGACCCATAAACAATCCTTTTGTAAATTACAATCTCCTTCATTGCAAACACTATTACATCCTGTTTTTACTATTTTAGAATTGGTAGGTTTTCGACAATACGATTTTTTATGAGAGTGTTCAACCCACAAGCAATTATTTTCTTTACAATTTTTATAATTTTTAATTGTATTGCAATTCATTTTATTATAAAAAAATTATTTCTTCAAAAACAGTATTTTTATGTCGTCTGTTGTAATTGTTGTAGCACGATAAGAAGTGTCGCAATCATTGCGAGTCTACCATTATTTAATTCTTTCGT